CTGGTACCCGCATTCCTGATTTTGATACCACCCCTTCTGGGCTGGCTTCGTCAGAGTTTACGGCGACTTTTTCATCTACTGCGATCACGGGGACGTCCACCACTCATTCAATCGGGTGGTGGTTTCCCCCGTTTCCTGACACCCTTCGGGTCTTACAAGAGACCTCTGCGGGAAACCTCACCCTCTCCGAGTTTTCTAACGCTACTGGAACCACCTTCAACATCGTCGTTTCTGGCGCGAATTCTGTTCCTAACTGGGGCGGCCTTCACGGCGGTAACAGTGCGAAAGTTAGGCTCGTTGCTATGGGTGTGGAAGTATCGTACTTAGGGACTGAGCTTAATCGCTCGGGTCGGATTTCCGCTGGCCTTATGCCGATTGTGCAGCCGGGAGGAGTTGTGTCTTCAACAGGCACGCAGTACTCCTCGGTTGCCACGTGCACTGGCTCAGTGACGAATACGACTGTCAACCTGATCAATAAGATGCAAAGACGAGTTGAGGGAAGGATTGGTGGATCACTCCGCTTTATCTGGCTCCCCAACGAAGTTCCAGTCTATCAGACGATAAACGCAACTGGCGCTAACAGTCTGCCTAGTGCAGGTACTGCTGGTGCGGCTGTGGCGAATCCGAACTACCTCTACGCTCCTACGAGCTCTGGAGGGGTTCAGGCTAACCTCTGCGCGTTGTGTATAGTCGTTGAGGGCGATACCTCGTCCTCTGCTACTGTTGGTGGCAACTCTTACGCTGTCCGGTATAAGGCGCATTGGGAGATAGTTCCCGCTGATGAAGAATCTATCACTTACGAGCTTTCGAAGTCCGCGAGTGATGTGATGGCACTTCAGGCCGCTTTTAACCAGATGCCGGAGTTGTCGGTACAACAGAAGATGGGTTTTTGAGTTCGGGCTGCGCTGCCTTGTGTAGCGCGGCCCCTCTTGTTGCGAAGGAAGTGGTAGCTAAGTTTGGCCCGGCCCCAACCTTCTCTGGCTCTGAGATAGGCTCATTCGCC